GGGGATTGGGTGTAGGGGTAGGAATAGGGTCTTTTCCAACAGGAGAGATCCATTGGTTAAGTAGATCACTGTCTTAAGGGCGCAATTTAAAAAACGCCTGTATCAGCAAGATAGTACAAAGCGCTCAGGCGCTGAGAAACGTAAAGGGTTCTTCCTGGAAGAGTGATTTTTTCAGAGGAGCTGAATCAGAAGGGAGGCTGGCAGCCTTTGGGGAGGCCACCAGCCATGTGAGGGGGAATCCATGAAAACCACATCACAAAATTATTATCTCATCAGCACGGGGGCAGCACAATGGAGCTGACGATCACGCCGAATTTTGCACAGGAACGAGCGCTAAACATGTTGCGCCGTGACTGGAAGGCAAACGACACCTTCATGGTGTACTCGCCAACCGGTAGCGGTAAAACGGGTTTGGCCGCCTTCATCGTCGCCGGGTTTGTCAGCCGTGGTATGCGCGTCCTGTTCTGTGCACCGTACACCATCCTGATCGGTCAGACGGCTAATCGGTTCGTGGAGTATGGGTTACCGGGGGATGAAATCGGTTATATCTGGGCAGATCACCCGAACTACGATCCGGACCGGAAAATTCAGATTGCCAGCGCCGACACGCTTATTCGTCGTGTTTTTCCTGAAAATATCGATCTGCTGATTATCGACGAAGCACACCTGCGTAAAAAACGCATCCTGAAGGATATCGAACGTCTGCGCGGCAAAGGCGTAAAGGTGATTGGCCTGTCGGGTACTCCGTTTTCCCCGTTCCTGGGCAAATACTATGACCGACTGATTAAGCCGACCACCATCGGCGAGTTAATCCAGCGTGGCGATCTGAGTAAATACGAATTTTACGCGCCAACTAAGCCGGATCTGAAAGGTGTTAAAACCAAAGCATCGCTTGAGTACGGCAGCGATTACAACGAAACGCAGCTGGCTGAAATCATGTGCGGCTCTACGCTGGTGGGCGACATCGTACAGAACTGGCTGGAGAATGGCCGGGATCTTCCTACCATCGCTTTCTGCGTCAACGTAGCCCACGCCAATTACCTGACAATCCAGTTTAACCTTGCGGGTGTTAACGCTGAGATCATGACCGCCGACACTCCAGTGGATGAACGCCAGACCATCATTCACCGCTTTGAAACCGGTGCAACGAAAATTATCGTTAGTGTGGGCGTTCTGGTGGCCGGCTTCGATAGTGACGTTCGTTGCATCATCTACGCCAGGCCAACAAAAAGCGAAATTCGCTGGCTGCAGGCGCTCGGGCGTGGCCTGCGCACCGCACCGGGTAAAGAGTCCTGCCTCATCTTCGATCATAGCGGTACCGTGCACCGTTTGGGTTATCCGGATTCAATCGAGTACGACGATCTTCCCGGTAAGTCTGACGGCATGGAGGAAAGCGCGCGCCGCGCAGCTGAGGAACGGGCCGAAAAGCTGCCACACGAATGCTCTCAATGCCATTACATGAAGCCAGCTGGCGTCTATGTATGCCCGAAATGTGGGCATAAGCCGCTGGGCGGTGAGGACGTCGACACCGACACCGGCCGCAAACTCAAAAAGCTGGGTAAAAACCAGCATCAGCCCACGAAGGCAGAGAAACAGGCCTGGTGGAGTCAGATCAAATTCTATCAGCGTCAGCGCGTATCGCAGGGGAAAAAGCCCGTCAGCGATGGCTGGTGCGCAAATACCTTTCGCGAACGGTTTGACGAGTGGCCTAACGGGTTAAGCGATTTCCCGATGGAGATCACGCCAACCGTCTCTAATTTCATCCGACACAAATTGATTGCGTATGCGAAAGGGCAGGAGAAGGCCAAGCGCCTGCAGGAGGCAACAAGCATGGCAGCCCCATCCTCAGTACAGCAGGCACAGAAAGCGATTAGCGATATCAAACAGCAGTTAGGAAAAAGAGCATGAAAACGGCAGAAGCGGCAAAAGGTCAATGGGCAATGATTTTTGAGCACTTCGGGTTACCTCCCATTAATGCCAGAAATCATTTTAAAGGTGAATGTCCGGTATGTGGTGCGCGGGGAAAGCTGCGTATTGATGACCGGGACGGCCGGGGAACATGGATCTGTACCTGCGGCAGCGGTGACGGAATGAAGCTTGTCACTCTGACACAAGGGAAGCCATTCAATGAAATTTGCAGGGAAATAGACCAGCTGATTGGTAATAACTTTACCCGCGAAGCGTTCCCGCGCACTTCAGATGCAGTAAGCGCCCGTGATCGGGTTCTGTCCAAATTTTCGAAACTGGTCAACCTGAAAGGAACTACCGGAGCGGATTATCTGCAGGCCAGGGGAATTTATCAGCTCCCACAAGAGGCAGTGAAGTTCAATGATAAACAACGCTACGGCGGTAAGGTTTACCAGTGTCTGTATTCACTCGCAACTGACGACAAAGGCGAGCTTTGCTATCTGCACAGAACCTTACTGGACGGCAATCAGAAAGCCCAACTAAGGGATTCTTCCGGAGCGAAGCGGCAGAAATCTCTTCAGGACGAAAGCTATCTGGATCATGCCCGTTCCGTCGCTATTCGAATGTTCCCGGTAGCGACGACCCTCGGAATTGCCGAGGGTATCGAAACGGCTCTTTCCTGCAAGCAGCTGTACAACGTTAACACCTGGGCCACCATGACCAGCGGATTCATGAAGAAATTCCGAGTTCCTGCAGGTGTGAAGAATTTGATTATTTTCGCAGATCGAGACGTAAACAGCGCCACCGGATTGGCTGCGGCCACGGAATGTGCCCATGCCAACTTACTGGCAAAAAATGACCTGGAAAAAATCAGCATCTACTACCCGGATAACGGGGACTTCAACGACATGCTCATGAACGGCGATCAGGTTCGTGAGTTGGTATTCTATAAAAAGCAGCAGGTGGCCGCATGAAACTGGAAGCTTCACTTAAACACTTCAGCCCTCAGGGGATGCACATCAGCGACGACGTGAAAGGAACCTCTCCAGATCGTATCACTGGCACCGATGTTATGGCGGCCATTGGTACCACCAGCAGCCGCGCGCGGTTTGGTCTGGCTGCATTCTTTGGTAAGACCGGGATCAGCAAAAGCGATGAGCAGTTGGCTGTACAGGCTCTGGCGCGTCATGCAATGGAATCAGCGCCCAGGAATGTACGTAAAGCAGCTGCAGGAGAGTTTGGCTGGTGCATGCTGGTGCTCGCACAATTCGCCTTTGCAGAATACTCCCGTTCAGCGGAAACCAGCGTGACGTGTCACAGCTGCAGCGGCAGCGGATTAACCTCTCAGTATGAGGATGTGATCAAATATCCTGGAATATTCAACTCTGACGGAATGGAAATCGTACCGCCGAAAATCAAGCACGAACTGGTCAAGCGTACATGCGCGGCATGTAACGGTAAAGGTGAGCTACTGGCTCGATGCCGTTGCGGTGGCAAAGGTGAGGTGCTCGACCGCAAAGCCACAAGCGAGCGCGGCGCGCCGGTGTTTAAAACCTGCGAGCGCTGCAGCGGAAATGGATTTTCTGGGGTGCCGTCTACTGCAGCCTATAAAGCGATACTGAAGCGAGTCCCGGATCTGCACGTCAGAACGTGGACCCGTAACTGGAAACCGTTTCTGGAGGGGCTTGTCGACGTCTGCTACAGAGAAGAACAAAAAGCAGACTCGGCGTTTCAGGACGCAACGAGCTTTCGTGATGATGTGAACAAAATTTAGCATATTAGCCACATTAAGCTTGATTTTGTCCGAACTTGTCGTGTATGCTTCAAATCGTAGGTTATTGCGCCTGCACGAAATCAAACCCGCCTCCGAGCGGGTTTTTTTATGCCTAAATTTGATCGCCGCGAATGAATACATTCATCATTTGTGCATCCGGCCCGTCTCTCAATAAATCAGATTGCGAACTGAGCTCCGGATCGGGGCTGCCGGTTATTGCTGTTAACTCCACCTGGCAAGCCGTGCCTGATTGTGAATACATTTACGCGGGTGATCTGCGCTGGTGGGATGCAAACATCGATGTTCTACCGTCCTCCGCCTCTCGCTGGACCTGTAATTACCGGGCTCATAAACGCTATGGGCTAAATCTGTTTGATACAGATACCCGGTGGGCCTTCAACTCCGGGCAGCGCTCGATTCTCTTTGCTGCCAGCCTGGGGGCGAAAAACATCATCCTGTTAGGGTTTGACTGCTCCATTAATTGCGGCAGTCACTGGCATGGTGATCACGTCGGGCTGGATAACCCTACAGCAGAGAGTGTCACGCGATGGCGCGGTGAGTTTGCCAATACTGCCAGAGCGCTGGCCGGTAAGGTAAATATCATCAACAGCAGCCGCCAGACAGCGCTTAAGTGCTTCCGGCGTCTCGGCCTCGAAGAGGCTCTATCAAATGCTCTGCCGTAAGTTTTCCGTAAAATTTAACTTCTTTTTTTAACACACAGCACCCCGGACCCGGAGGTGTGGAATGCATCGTATGAATGACCAGTCAGGTAATGTAATTACCCAGTTTTTCGCGTGGCTGGCAGCTGTATCAGCGGCTCTGGGATTTTCAACCCAGGACATGGTTTTCATGTTTTTCGGTCTGATTGGCGTACTTCTTTCTCTGGCCTCTTTTATATCCGGTCGGCTTGACGCCAGAAAACTCCATAAAGAGGACCAACGCCGCACTCAGTTGCTGGAAAAATATTTTGATGATGCCCGAAAATTACCTCCTGCGGATCGTCCGGCAAGCGTCAAGGTTGTTACAGATGCCATTAACAGGATAAACGCAAATGCAAAATAAAAAGGCAGGTGCTGCGGGTATTGTTTGTTCAGTTGCTGCGATCATCGCGATAGTGCTCGGTAACGGGCATGTTCGAACCAATGAGCGCGGCCTTGAGCTCATCGGTAATGCGGAATCATGTCGTCGTGATCCTTATGTGTGCCCCGCCGGTGTGCTCACCGATGGCATGGGCAACACCCACGGGGTTAAACCCGGCACAGTTAAAAATGACCAGCAGATCGCGGCGGAATGGGAAAAAAATATCCTCGATGCTGAATCCTGTGTTAACCGGTATGCCAACGGCAAAAATCTCAGCGACAATACCTTTTCTGCGGTAACGTCAATTACCTTTAACGTCGGGTGCCCAACGATGAAGCAGTCGACAATGTTTGCATTATTTCGCGAGCAGAAATCGGCGTGGCCATCGGCCTGTAACCAGTTCCCCCGCTGGGTGTATGCAGGGAAGACTATTCTCCCGGGCCTGGTTAAGCGGCGCGACGCAGAGAAACAGCTCTGCCTGGATGGTCTGAAATGATCACCTTTACAGATATCAAAGCCTCATGGCGTCTGATACTGCTGGTTGCCGTCATTGCGGTAGTCGCCGGGCTGTGTGTCCTGCTTGCAAACAGCCGCTCTGACGTTGCTACGCTGAAGAGTGATAATGACGTTCTGCGCAGTGACAACAACCTGCAGGGGACGGTTATCGCTGCTCAGGCTTTCAACTTCAACCGGTTTAACCAGGTGGCCGAAAACGCCAGCCGACTTAACTCATTGATTGATGCCAGCTCCGATAAAACTGTTATGGAGTACCGGGAGATTCTCCGCCGTGAAAAAACCTGTGATCTGCCTGTTCCTGCTGATGTCGCTGGTGGGCTGCTCGAATACACGCACCGTCTACGTGCCAGCGCAATGCACACCGATTCCGGGAGCGCTGACGCAGCCGGTGATAGTGCCGCTTCCACCAGCTCGCTGACGTATTGCCAGGCTGTTCTTTGGATCAAGCCGCTACTGGCCGCCATCGAAAAAGCGAATAATCAGCTGGCTGGAATACGTCAAATAGAGGATGAAAGGAAATAAACATAAGTCAATTTCGCCGCCAGTCACTGCTGGCGACGATTTTATTAAAAACAAGAGGGAAAGGTGGTTACTACTCTTTTTTGCCTAAAAGGTGAACTAATTTTGATTTCATTTTGTTGAAGCGCTCTTCATCTTGGTCTAAGTCTTCATCAAAAATCAAACTTTCCTCAATGGTGTTACCCATTAAGCCAGCCGTTTTGCCGACAGCCTCGTTTACGACAGAAGAGATAGTTACCACTGCAATTCGCAAAGCTTGAATTTCTAACTTCAATTCTTCATTTTCTGTTTCAAGTTCATTAACTCTACTTTCGAGTTCAGACATCGCGATCACCTCAGTTGATAAAAGCATAATGTATCATGAACTTTTTCATATGATGAGGGTGCAACGGCAAAGCTTGATTGGGAGCACAGAAGGATAGCTTCCGAGACATTTTTATTAGCATTATCAAATCCATTCGGCGAGTGGCTTTGATAATGTTTTTTGAGTGAGGATTGTTCAGCATGGCTTCGATAAAAGAATCCACTGATGCCAATGGACAATCAAAATATTACGTCCACTGGAAGGATGAAAAATCCGGTCATGGACGCCGCCGCATTTTTAAGAATATTGATGATGCCGCACATCTTTTCTGGCAAAAACAGAATATCGAGCTGGATTGTCGAACTGCCAGCTGGACCGGAATAGACCATTCCTGGACTTTCCGAAAGTTAATTCTGTTTTATCTGGGGTATCAGGCCGGCAAGCTGGAAAAAAATATCATACGGCTGTCGTCATATACGAAATGCCGTCACGATCTTCTCGCTGTAGACGGGCCGATACTGGAAAAAAATATTCTCCATATCAGCCATCGCGATATCGTTGATTCGGTTCGCACCGGCTGCCATCGCTGGATTCGTTCGGCTTTCTTCCTGCTGGTGGAAAAACGGCTCATCACTTTTAACCCTGTTGACCGTCCCGCGCGCCGGAAGCGTCGACCCATCACCATACCGCCATCATCATCGGTCAGGGAGCTACTGAATAACGCGCCAGTTCGTGAGCGAATCGCGTGCTGGCTCGGGATTTGTGGCCTGCGCATCGGTGAGGCTCTGGCTGTTACTTATAACGACGTGTCAGCCGACTGGATCGACATCCGGGGGCATGTTGTTGACGGCGTTATACATGAGGGGCTGAAAAGAGGAGTGGAGCGCCGGGTACGGATGCCGCGTGAGCTTTTCGCGTTGCTGGATAAAAGTAAACTCGGTACCTCTGAGCCTCTTATCTGCAACCAGTTTACCGGCGCATGCCTTGCTACCAGCTACGGCACTCAGGGCGTTCTCGTCAGAACCCTGAACGACTATGGCATTAAACGATTCCATCATCTTCGCCACTTTGCTGTATCTCGCCTGGCAAACAAAGGCGTCGATATTCTGAAGGTTTCCCGACTTATTGGGCATTCGAACATCAAAACCACAATGGACGTTTACGGTCACCTGTTCGGTGAAGTGGTGGAGATGGATTTAGACTGAGTTATCCACATAGTGGAAATATTAGGGCGATCCACTATCTCCCCATTCTGCGCGGCCTCCGGGCATCAAATCGCAGTTTTCCCGAAAAAAAGGATATGCCGCATTTTTACCCCCTCTGATATGCCGCACTTGGCACCAGAGAGGACGCGGCCTGCACGCCAGAATTTACCGTGTGATACGCCGCACCCGGATCGGAGAAATTGGATTTTGAACAAAAAATAATCACATTGACTTAGGCGGAAGTATGGCTCCTAAAAAAAGCTTCAGAAAAGCCTACGTCGGTATCGTTATGGACATGGCATTAGCCCGTAGCAAAATCAGCAATCGGATGGTTGCTCAGCGCTTAGGTGTGGACGAGACGACGATCCGTCGCTGGCGTAAAGAGAATATCGAGTTTGAGCGCGCTTTCACTGAGGCTCGCGAAGCTCTCAGAGAGAAAATAAACCGCGTCGCCGGTAAGAGCCTGGACGTTCGTAAACGGAAAGTTGTCACCACATCGCCGGATGGTGTGAAAACCACGATTGAAGATGTGCTGCCCACGCACAACGATATTGCTGTTTTCTCAAAGGTGCTCGGTCTTGGTACCAGCGTCTATAGCGAGGAAGAACGTCAGCGTGATGTGCTTCGCGAGGTGATGAAACATAAGGTGGCCGGGAAATACTCCGCGCTGGAGGCGGCGCAGCTGCTTGAGGCTGAGGGGGTAAAAGTTCCGGCAACCCTGCTTATGGAGCTGGAAGCACCGAAGATTTTCGAATCGTTCAACAATATGGACGAGACAGCCAAAGCCGACGCGGCGAACCTGACCCCGCAGGAAGCAGCAGATATCTACAAAAAATACCTGGGCTGAAAATTGCAAAAACAGGCGTTTCGAACCGTAAAAACGCTATGCACTTTTTGACCCGTTTTATGCACGTTTTATTCATCTCGATTTGACCACTTTTCTGTTCAAAACAGAGGCTTCACGCCGTTTGCGTGATGGGTGCTGTTGCGCCAGTGCGGGTAACGACCATTATGTTAAATCGGGGCGTTTTTGAGGAATTTTTCTGTGCCGATCCCGTTCCCCTTTGACTTCCGCAAACCGGACTATACCGCCGTGTTTGAGTGGAGAATGGAGAGGCTGGAGCGGATCAGGAAAGCGCCTGTAATGCTTCCGGCACTCCGTGAGTTTTACCGCACTAACCCGGCCCAGTTCATCATCGACTGGGGTATGACGACGGACCCGCGTAACCTCGATTATGGCCTGCCTGCCACCATCCCGTTTTTGCTGTTCCCCCGCCAGGAGGAATGGATTAACTGGATCATGGACAGGCGCGCCAGTCTTGAGCATGGACTGACAGAAAAAAGCCGCGAAATGGGGCTGAGCTGGACCTCTATCGGTCTGGCCTGTTCGCTTTGCCTGTTCAACAAAGAAATGGTGATCGGGTTCGGTTCCCGTAAAGAGGAATATGTCGATAGCACCGGCGATCCGAAAGCGCTGTTCTGGAAGGCACGGAAGTTTGTCGAGCTGCTGCCGGTTGAGTTTCGCGGTTCATGGAGTGACAAAAAACATGCCCCTTACATGCGCGTGGAGTTCCCGGAAACGGGCGCGGTCATTAAGGGAGAGGCTGGCGATAACATTGGCCGTGGTGACCGTACCACGCTTTATTTCGTGGATGAGTCGGCATTTCTCAAACGGCCATTACTCATCGATGCTGCGCTCTCTCAGACGACCCGCTGCCGTATAGACCTCTCATCCGTCAACGGCATGAATAACCCGTTTGCCCGTAAGCGCCACAGCGGAAATATCCCGGTGTTTACGTTCCACTGGCGCAGCGACCCGCGCAAGGATGATGAGTGGTACCGCAACGAATGTCTGAAAATTGATGATCCGATTATCGTTGCTCAGGAACTGGACCTGAACTACAGCGCATCCACAGAGGGGATTCTCATTCCTTCTGAATGGGTGCAGGCTGCCGTCGACGCGCATATCAAACTGGGTATTCAGCCCAGCGGCCAGCGCCTCGGCGCAATGGATATAGCAGACGAAGGGAAAGACAAAAACGGCTTTTCTTGCCGCTATGGCTTCCTTCTGCAGAACGTTCACGAATGGTCTGGCATTGGCAGCGACATATACGCTTCTGTCGTTAAATCGTTTGGGTACTGTGACGATTACGGTCTGGATGAGTTCCGTTTCGATGAGGACGGTCTAGGTGCTGGTGCACGTGGCGATGCTCGCGTGATAAACGAGCTCAGGCAGGCTGAAGGCCGGGGAACAATCACAGCTACGCCTTTCCGTGGTAGCGGTAGCGTATTCGATCCGGAAGATGAAGCCGTTCCTGGTGATAACGGTAAAGCGGCGCGCCTGAATAAAGACTTCTTCGCGAACGCGAAAGCGCAGAGCTGGTGGCATCTCCGCAAGCTGTTTCGGAACACCTTCCGGGCGCTGAACGGGATGGACTATAACCCCGACGAAATCATTTCGATAAGCAGCGAGATAGAAAATATTGACCGCCTGCTGATGGAGCTTTCACAGCCTACGTGGTCGAAAAATGCCGTCGGTAAAATCCTCGTGGATAAACAGCCGGAAGGCACAAAATCGCCGAACCTCGCAGACGCCGTGATGATTAACTACGCGCCGATGGATTCCTCTCTTGATAATTGGGCCAAACTGGCCGGAGCGTGACATGTCCCGTAAGAAACGCCAGAACGGCGCACAAAAGCCCGTTGCGACAGCTGACGGGTACAACAATTTCACGGCCAAACTTGGCAGCGACACGAGAAACATCCAGACGGGCGGAATGTACATGCCCGGCTACATCAGCCGTAACAGGGTGATGCTGGAGTTTGCGTATCGTTCATCGTTCCTCGTTGGTGCCGGTGTGGACGCGATGGCCGATGATATGACCCGCAAGGGGATTAACATCAGCTCAAAGCTGAAACCCGGACAAAAGGGCAAGCTCGAAACCTTCTGGGATGAGCTGGCTATATGGGATGGGCTTAACGATAACCTCAAATGGTCACGATTGTATGGTGGCGCGGTGCTGGTGGTCCTGCTTGAAGGGCAGGATATGTCCTCCCCACTGAAGCTGGATCGCATCAAAGAGGGGCAGTTTAAGGGCGTGATGAGCCTTGACCGCTGGATGGTTAACCCGAGTTACTACGACCTCGTTACCGATTACGGCCCCGATTTTGGGAAACCGAAATATTACAAGGTAATCACGAACCAGCAGGGGATTCCCCCCTGGAAGATCCACCACAGCCGCGTTATCCGTATGGAGGGCGATACGCTACCTTTCCAGCAGGCCCAGACGGAAAACGGCTGGGGGATGTCTGTTGTTGAGCGTATTTTCGAGCGTATCGAGGCGTTTGATACTGCGACGGTCGGCACCACACAGCTGATCCACAAAGCACATCTGCGGACCTACAGCATTGAAGACCTGCGCAAGATTCTTGCTGCCGGAGGCGACCTTGAAAAGGCGCTGATGAAGCACCTGGACATGATACGTCAGTTCCAGACCATCGAAGGCATGACCATCATGGATGGTAAGGATAAGTTCGAAACCCACAGCTATACGTTTGCGGGTATCGCTGATGTCCTTCTGCGCTTTGCTGAGCAGGTTTCCGGCGCGACGGGAATTCCTCTCGTCCGTCTGTTCGGGCAGTCCCCTGCAGGTTTCAACACTGGCGACGGCGATCTGGAAAACTACTACAGCCGGGTTAACTCGCTGCAGGAGAGACGCTTACGCCGCCATATCCGCTGGCTGCTCGATATCTCCTGGCGTTCTCTGTTCGGTGAACCACTACCTGACGATTTTACTTTCGAGTTTAACAAGCTCTGGGAGATGTCAGACGTGGACCGCGCAACGATGGCGAACAATGTGGTTACTGCACTCGGTACCGCCGTTCGTGACCTCGGAATGCCTCCGGCAGCCGCGCTTAACGACCTCAGGAACATTTCTGATGTGATTGGGATCGGTGGTTCTATCACTGACGAGGACATAGAAGATGCGAAGGCCCAGTGGGAGGAGGATGAACCTGAAACCATCCCTCCGCCGCCGTTCGGAGATCCAGTATCGAAAAAGCCTGTTGGCGATAGCAAACCAGATAGGGCAGATCGTCGATGGTACCTACGATGGTTCACAGACTAGCGCTGACAGCATTTCGAAAACGCTGGTGGACTATTCCGAGGTAATCAACGACTGGGCAGAGCAGGTCGGGCGAAAGATGTTTGCCCAGGTCGAGCTGGAGGAATGGAATCAGTGGAAATCGGTATCTGAGGAAATCGGCGCTGGCCTGCGCGATGTGGTGGGTAATACCCCCATCGGGCAGGTGGCGCAGGATATCGTATACCGCCAGATTCAGCTGATGAAGTCCCTACCGCTGGAAGCAGCCGATCGCGTGATGGACATACAACAGCGCGCAATGCAGGCGGTTATCACTGGTGAACGTCCGGATGAGCTCTACGAGATGATCATGGCCTCCGGTGACGTGGCCGCCAGCAGGGCGCAGCTGATTGCCCGTACAGAGATTGGACGAGCTACCGGCGCGCTGACGCAGGCCAGAGCCCTTTCGGTTGGCTCAGAGGGCTACTGGTGGCGTATCGAAGGGGCCGGAACGCGCGATTCTCACCGCAAGATGAAAGATAAATTTGTGCGCTGGGATAACCCGCCGACGCTGGACGGCATGACCGGACACGCCGGATGTTTGCCAAACTGCAAATGCTGGTCTGAAGTACAGATTCCTGCACCGAGAAAATGAAAAATACGGCTTTGAGCATTCATTTCATGCGAACTGCAATACCCGCGAAATGTTATGAAAATGTTGTATTCGAAAAGACCGATTTTCAGCCCAGTTAATCGCTACTTTTACGGCTTTAAAAGGACATTTTAATCGAGTCCGTTTTCGTCGGTGCGGGTAAGAACCCTTATGTTAAATAGCCCGTTATTTCGAACATTTTTCCCATCTCACAAGGTCGCCTCCGGGCGGCCTTTTTGTTGCCCGTAATCGAGCAGGTAACCCATGAAATATTTCTTCACTACACGCCTGGGCGAAACGCGCTATCTGACGGCGGATGGTTCGCTGCTGTGTAAAGACGTGCCGATCGCACGCACAGGAACGCAGGTCTATTTACCTGAGGAAATCGACCTCGAACCGGACGGCACTGGCACGGTGACAGTCTGGCGAACAGAAGACGAGGTGTTTTCCCCGGAGACGATGGCGAGCTTTGAAGGCGTCGCCGTCACGCTGGGGCATCCAGAGGACAGTCTGGGCAACATCGTTTTCGTGAACCCTTCCAACTTCGCAGAGCTGGCGCACGGACACATTCAGAACGTCCGGCGCGGCACCGGCGATAAATCGGATCTGCTCATTGCTGACGTGCTGATTAAACGGCAGGAAGCAATCGACGCGGTGAATTCTGGCCTAACCGATGTCAGTTGCGGCTATGACGCGCAGTACAAGCAGCTGGCGCCCGGTAAGGGCAAGCAATACCAAATCACAGGTAACCACCTCGCAGTCGGCATTGACCGGGGGCGTGCTGGTGGCCGCTGTGCAATCGGGGATTCCATCCCATCAACAACAAAGGAGAAGCCTGTAATGTCATGGCTTAAAAAACTGGCTCAGGCCATTAAGACGAAAGATGAGGATGCGCTGGCAAAACTCATCGACGAAGCGCCGGATATGCCGTCTGATGGCATGCCTTCAATCCCCGGTTCCTCTATCACCATCAACATTCCTTCACAGGCTACTGCCTTACCTGAAGGTAATCGCACTACTACGGATGAAGGCGATCCGAACAAAGAAAAAACCGGCACGGGTGATGAAGAAATTCCAGCCTGGGCGAAAGCGTTGCTGGTTCGTCTGGAAAAGCTGGAGGGTAAAACCACCGACGGCGATCCGGACCCGGGCAACATGACCACCGACGAAGACGAAGAAGAAAACCGCAAAGTGACGGGTGATGCAGCCTTTAAGCGCAACCTGATCGCCGATGCGGAAATTATCTGCCCTGGCTTCCAGCCTGCTGGCGATAAGAGCCTGAAGCGTCAGGTGCTGAGTCATGCAATGCGCACCGGTGACAGCCTGAAATCGTTCGGGGTGGATGATTTCTACAAAGCGCCTAAGGCTACGGTCGACGCGGTGTTTACTGCCGCTGTGGCGCTGCATAAGGCGAAAAATCAGCTGACCCCGCTAAGTAACATCACCCGCACCACGGACAGCGGAATCAGCACTAAACACCTTTCCCCGGCAGAACTGAACAAGGTCAACGCCGAATTCTGGGCAAAAAACAAATAAGGTAAATCATCATGGCAGGTACTGCATATTTAACGCGCATGCCCCTGGGCATTGCCGGGGGCGTTACCCGTCCTCGTGATCTCACCATCGAGCCGGTTAGCCTGGACCACACGAAGCAGTTCGCGTCCTACGGGCTGGTTGGTAAATACGTGAACGATAAATTCGTTCCGCTCGAATCTGGCGACACCATCAGCAAAGTGAAAGGGATTCTGGTTCGACCGTTCCCGATCACCTCTGCTTTGGACCTTGCTTACATCGGTGTGACGGCTAATCAGGTTGGTGACAACCTGAAACGCGGTTACATCTGCGTAACTGCTACCGCAGGCAACGCGGCGACCGCGAAAAAAGGCGATCCGGTTTACGTTCGCGTGGCTGGTGGTACCACTCAAAGCCCGGTTGGCTCTTTTGTGCTGTCTCCGGACTCTACCGCATCAAATACACCTCAGTTGCCAAATGCAGAGGTCATGGGGCCGGGTGAAGCCGACGGCCGTATTGAAATCGCTTATAACATCTGAGGGAATAATTAATGTTTACAATTGACAGAGCGACCATCGACTCCACCGGCGCGTTTCTCGTCGGCGAACTGGAGCGCATGGATCAGACGCTGAACATGCCTTTAGTGTCCTACAAATGGTCACGCGACATGCCGCTGCGCAGCGACATTTCTATCGCTGATGAAGTGTCATCCTTCACGAATACCGATTTTGTCGGTGTTGGTGGTCCAAACCCTAACGGTAAAAACTGGATCGGTAAAAAAGCTACTGCCATTCCTGGTATCGAACTCGATATTCAGCCTACCCGTAACAACCTCACCTTGTGGGGACAGGAAATCAGCTGGACGGTACCGGAACTGGCTTCTGCCCAGAAACTGGGCCGTCCGGTTGATGTCCAGAAATACGAAGGCATGAAGCTGAAATGGAACATGGACACCGACGAACAGGTTTATATCGGTGATAACGAGCTCGGCGTTGCTGGCCTACTGAACCTGCCGGATGTTACTCCTGTTGCTGCAGCCGCAGCGTGGACCGCAACCACCGATCCGGATGTGATTGTTCAGGATATCAACCTGGTGCTGTCTGATGGCTGGGTTCGTTCTGGTTATGCGGTCTGCCCGGCAAAAATCGGTCTGGCTCCGGAGCTGTTCGGCCTGCTGGCGAGCAAAAAGGTTTCCTCTGCAGGGAATATCTCCGTGCTGGAATACGTGAAGATTAACACCATCGCGTTTCAGGAAAACGGCACACCACTGGAGATCGTCTCCATGAAGTGGGCCTCCAAGCGTGGCGCTGGTGGCGCGCATCGTATCGTTGCTTACACCCAGGACGAAAAATACGTTCGCTTCCCTATGGTTCCTTTGCTGAACACGCCGCTGGAGTATCGCGGCTTGCAGCAGTTGACCACTTACTACGGCAAGCTGGGCCAGGTGGAAACTCCGTATTCCAATACGATCTCTTACCTGGACGTTCCGGCGTCTTAACCTGAAACAGGCGGGGAACCCCGCCTTTTTTATGGAGCAAAAACATGAAATACGTTGTTTCCGGTGGCGCAACTCTCAGCTTTGCCGACGGTTCTAAATTTGTGCTCTCTCAGGGCATCCACGACAGTTCCTCTTTCCCGAAAGAAGTTAAGGACCACTGGGCCTTTAAAGCCTATGCGCGCCCGATTGACGAAGCCGACCTGGCGAACGAGCAGAGCAATGAAGACCTTTCCGCGAGCCTTGTTCTCCTGGCAGAAGAAAATAACACCCTGAAAGCGCAGCTGGCTGAGCATGAAAAAACCATCACCGCGCTGGGGAATGAAAACACAGACCTGAAAGCGCAGCTGGCAGCCGCTCAGGCACCAGTAGGCGGTAAACCTGCCGACAGCACGGACAAAACCGATAACACCGGCGGGGACGCGAAAAATGCCAAAAAACAGCAGGCTTCCGACTAACGAGCAGTTCCGCACCGACTTTCCCGAGTTTGCCGATAAAACCCGCTACCCTGACCCCTCAGTGAATTTCTATCTGGGGCAGGCCGATTCGCTTCTGAATCAGGACGTACAGGGCGATCAGTTCGTCTACCTGGCCGAACTATTCACGGCTCACTATACGGAGCTGCGCGGCCGCACGCTGGCCGCCGCTGCCGCTGGTGGTGTGAACAGCAACGGCGCGGCAGGTGTCGTGTCCTCTAAGTCAGTGGATAAGGTTTCAGTGAGCTATGACGTGTCCGGGGTAATCAATCCGGATGCCGGTTTCTGGAACAGCACCGCCTACGGGCGCGAGTTCTACTGGTGGTGGTCGATGTTCGGCGCTGGTGGCAGGCAGCTGCTATGAAAAGCGGGTTAACGGTTCGTGCTGATAACGCCGTGGCTGTTCTGGAATCCCTCCGGCAGCTATCCGGAATGGATGTGCTGGTGGGAATACCTGTGGACAAGGCAGGGCGTGAGGATGGTTCCCCGATAAATAACGCGGAACTGGGCTACCTCCACTCGACGGGGGCAACGGTGGAAATCGACGGTACAACGGTCACGCTTCCCCCACGTCCTTTTCTGGATATGGGGATCGAGGATTCAAAACCCCGAACCACTGCGCACCTGAAGGCAGCGGCAACCGCCGCGCTGGAGGGGCAGACTGAAGCTGCAGTGCGTGAGCTGGAGAGCGCCGGACAGATTGCCCGTGACGCTGCAAAAGCCGTTATCGGAGCTGGCGACCGATTGCACCCGCTTTCTGAGAAAACCCTCGAACGCAGAAGGGCCGAAGGCATTCCCGGCGACAAGCCGCTGTATGCCCACGGTTACCTGCTGCGCTCAATTAACTACGTCGTGAGGAAAAAATAATGCCTCTTCTCGATGTGAGCGATGTTCTTCTCGATCCCGACTTCATGGACACCAGTCTGGTGTGTCACCGACAGGTTCAGACGGTGGATGAGGACAATTTCACGAAGAACACAGTTCAGGATATCCCGTTCTCTGGCGTGGTGACGGTTGACCGTTCTCTGGAAGCCAGACGAATGGAGGCAGGCCAGAACATTAGCGGCGCTATCCTCATCGTGACGCAGTTCAGATTAACCCAGGGCCAGCCCGGTACAGACAGCGCCCCGCGACTTGATGCCGATATCGTGACCTATAACGGGCGTGCTTACCGGGTGACATTTGTCGATCCGTACACCAGTTACGGCGCCGGATTCGTCCAGGCGCATTGTGAGCTGGTGGACTTTAACGGAGGGACGCCAGTTGAGTAACGACAGCACCGCGCGCGGTTATCTGACGCCTGTCGGGGATAGCCCCCAGTATGACGAGGCGCTGGAGCGTGAAATCAGCCGGTGGATTCGTGGTGTTTCTGGCTTGCCGGCCGCTCTTGTTTTCCCCCGATGGACTGACCCGCAGCCGCAGATCCCCAACAACGGGGTAACGTGGTGCGCCTTCGGTATCACTACCGTTCCTCAGCCGTTGAGCCAGTCCGATGTTCAGGTTTCGGAAGAACAGTCCGAGCAATGGACATGGGAACAGGTAACGGTGATTTGCTGCTTCTATGGCCCTCTGGGGGCCAACACTGCATCAACTTTCCGCGCGGGAATATTCGTCGAGCAAAACAACGCCGAGCTGAATCGCTCGGGGCTTTCGCTGGTGGAGGCCGGGACTATCTACAACCTGCCCGAGCTCATTAATAACCAGTGGGTGAGGCGCTACGACCTCACCATCACGCTGTCCCGCAAAAACATTCGTACCTACAACGTCCGGACGCTGAAAGATGCGCCCGTCTCATTTTTCGGAGACTAAATTATGCCGCAGGGATTACCTGTATCTAACGTCGTTAATGTCGACGTGATCATTGGGCCGCGTGCGGCTACTGGTCGAAACTTTGGTTCACTGCTCATTCTCGGGAGCTCGACGGTTATCCCGGTTTCTGAGCGTATTCGCCTCTACTCATCCCCTGAAGATATCGGCTCTGATTTCGGCGTGGATAGCCCGGAATATGAAGCCGCGACCGTGTATTTCTCACAGTCACCGAAACCTCAGCAGGTGTATGTCGGTCGCTGGGCTAAAACGCTGGTATCGGCTGAAAGCGGTTCGACGGAAACGTTACTGCAGGCGGTGAACGCCGTTCTGAATTACACGAACTGGTACGGTCTGGCCGTTGCTGACGATGAAGATATCGACGATGCCGACTGGCTGAGCGTGGCCGCTGCGATCGAGGCCTCCAGTCTCAGCCGAATTCTGGCGATTACCACTGCAGATCCTGAGACAGTAAACGCGACCTCCACTACCGATCTGGCTTATAAGCTGAAGGCGGCAAAATACGCTCGCACGTTTGTGCAGTATTCCACCAGCAGCAAGTACGCCGCGCTGTCGGCGTTTGGCCGCGCGTTTACCGTGAATTTCAACGGCAGCAACACCACCATTACCCTGAAGTTCAAACAGGAGCCGGGAATCACGTATGAAACCCTGACCACCAATCAGGCGGCGGCGCTGGATACCAAGAACTGCAACGTGTTTGTGTACTACCAGAACGATACGGCAATCCTGCAGCAGGGCGTCATGTCCAGCGGTGATTTCTTCGATGAACGCCACGGGCTCGACTGGCTGCAGAATTACGTTCAGACCAACCTGTATAACCTGCTCTACACCAGCACAACCAAAGTCCCACAGACCGATGCTGGCGTTACGCGCCTCCTTTCCAATGTCGAACAGTCGATGGATCAGTCTGTCACAAACGGGCTGGTGGCTGCCGGTGTATGGAACGGCGGCCCGATCGGGCAGCTGGATTCCGGCGATACGCTGACAAAAGGCTATTACGTCTACGCGCAGCCGATTTCCGAGCAGGCGCAGGCAGACCGTGAAGCACGTAAGGCACCGGTTATTCAGGTGGCCTGTAAGCTGGCGGGTGCGGTTCATTTCGCTGATGTTCAGATCAACGTCGTTCGCTAAGGAGAACATGAATGGCTACGTATTCTTTTATGGACGTCACGGCGTCCCTTTCCGGCCCGACCGGTGAGATTGATCTGGGCTATGGTTCCGCCAGTTCAGAGGAGGGGATCACCGTTGCAATGGGCGGCCCAAAAAACACCATGACCATCGGTGCTGACGGCGAAGTGATGCACAGCCTGCACGCGGATAAAAGCGGCACGGTGACCATCAATCTGCTGAAAACCTCACCGACGAACAAAAAGCTGTCGCTGGCGTACAACGCCCAGAGTCAGTCCTCGGGCACCTGGGGGAACAACGTCATTGTGATCCGTAACAAGGTGAGCGGTGACATCATCACGGCGCGCAGCGTGGCGTTCCAGAAACAGCCGGATAACGCCAACGCTAAAGCAGGTAATACGATGCCCTGGGTGTTTGACTGCGGCAAAATCGACCAGGTACTCGGAGAGTTTTAACAGATGGAATGCTCAATCAAAGGCCACGATTACCGCGTGGCAAAACTCAGCGTTTTTGACCAGCTGAAAGTGACCCGCAAACTCCTGCCGGTTCTGGCAGGCATGATGTCAGATTTCGGGAGCATTCGCTCCCTTCTGCCCGCTGATGGCAAAATCGACACCGTGAAATTCGATCAGCTGAAACCGGTGTTTGAAACCCTGCTTCCGCGTATCGCTGAGGAACTGTCTTCTCTGACCGAAGAGGACACCAATGCGATTATTCATCCGTGCCTGGCCCTGGTATCACGCAAGCACATGGACGGATGGACGCCGGTATATAACAGCGGTCAGCTGATGTTCGATGATATCGACCTGCTAACCATGCTGCAGCTGGTGGCGCGGGTGGTCGCCGATTCGTTGGGAAATTTTTTGCCCGTGAGCCCTACCAGCGCGACGGCGGACCAGCCTCAGGGCTAACCCTCAACAGCCTGCCTGACGGGCTGTCTTATCTCCTTGACCCGGTTGACGCCGGGTTAATCCCTTATTACGCGCTGAAGGATGGATCTGTCGATCTGTGCGATATCGCGCTGATGAATGACCACCTGGCCGTTAAGGCTGACAACCAGCGCCGTATAGAGAAATGGAGAGAGGATAATGAACGCTGAGACTATTAAAGATTTTCTCGTCTCGCTCGGTTTCGATATCGACGAAGCAGGCGCGGAAAAGTTCGATTCAGTTCTCGCAGGTACGACCGCAAACGCCATCAAAATGGGGCTGGCCGTCGAAGGTGCCGCGCTTACTGTGGTGGCCTTTACGGCTAAAATCGCCTCCGGTCTGGATAATCTCTACTGGGCGTCACAGCGCACCGGCGCGACGGTTCAGGGGATTCAGTCTATTGGCTATGCGGTTTCGCAGGTAGGCGGCAGCGTAGACGCGGCGCGCTCCTCTCTGGAAAGCCTCTCCCGGTTTGTTCGTAACAATCCGGGTGCGGAAGGCTTCCTGAATCGCCTGGGTGTACAGACCCGTGACGCCAGCGGTAACATGCGCGATATGGCCGCTATCTTTACGGGTGTCGGCCAGAAGCTCAGCAGCATGCCGTACTACCGGGCTAACCAGTATGCGCAGATGCTGGGCATTGACGAAAATACCCTCATGGCGATGCGCCGGGGTGTTGGCGGTTTCTCCGGGCAGTACAGCGCAATGGCGAAGGCTATCGGCTTCAATGCTGACGAGGCGGCCAGAAGCTCCAACAAATTCATGACCTCCCTGCGCGAGTTCGGCGCGATGGCAGGCATGGCCCGTGACAAAATCGGCTCTAATCTTGCTGGTGGCCTGGCGGGTTCGCTGGACACGCTGCGCCGTCATATCCTGGATAACTTCCCGCGTATCGAGCAGACCCTGACGAAAGCCATAAAAGGCATTCTGGCACTCGGGGACATCATCGGACGGCTGTTCTTCAGGCTTATTGAGGGAACATCCAGCCTTATCACCTGGTGGCAATCACTCGACAAGCAAACGCGGGAGCTGATCTCGCTGTTTGGCGCGCTGACGATTGCGCTACGCATTCTGAACAGTACGTTCTGGATGTCGCCGATTGGCCTTATTACCGCGCTGGCGGCGGGGATTGCCCTTCTGTGGGAGGACTATCAGACCTGGAAGGAGGGCGGCGACAGCCTTATCGACTGGGGCAAGTGGAAACCGGAAGTCGACGCCGCGCTGAAGATGGTTCGTGACCTTAAAACGACCGTTAACGACCTTGCGAAAGCGCTGGCGAAACTGCTCAATATTGACCCCAAATCATGGTCCCTGAAGTGGGATTTCAGCAACTTCAGGGACCAGATGGGCGAGTTCAGCAAAATGCTGAATATGATCGCCGACCTGCTCAACGCCATTAAAGATGGCCGCTGGGCTGATGCCGCCAGCATCGGCAAACAGATGCTCAATCAGGGCAGCGAAAATCCGTCAGCGATGCCGATGGTAACAGACAGCGCCAACGGTACCGCCGACTGGATTAAAGAGCACTGGGGATTCGATCCTCGCAGTGTGGGCCGAACGGTGCGCGGCTGGTTTGGTGATGATGAGCCTGAACAGCTCGGCCAGTCAGTCAAGCGGCCACAGCCAACCAAAGCGGGCTCTGAGCTGCTGGGATGGATGCAGCCCATGCTAACCAACCTGGAGCAGCTCTATCGGCTTCCGGAGGGGTTATTGCGCAGCGTGGCCATAACGGAATCGGGCGGAAATCAGTTCGCTGTTTCAGGCGCTGGCGCTAAAGGGCTGTTTCAGTTTATGGACGGTACCGCGCGTGATATGGGACTGCGCGGGAACGACGTATTCAATCCTGAAAAGGCCGCGCAGGCCGCTGCTAAATATCTCTCACAGCTGCTGAAAGCTAACGGTGGTGACCTGAGCAAGGCGCTGGCCTCATACAACTGGGGGATCGGGAACGTGCAGAAGCACGGAATGGCCCTGATGCCGCAGGAAACCCGCAACTACATTCCTAAGGTGTTGAGTAACATGCCCGGGAAGGGAGCGCAGGTACAGCAACAAAACACCTATCACATCTACGGTGGTGGTGACCCGCGTTCTGTCGGTACCGAGGTCGAGCGTCGGCAGCAGTCGGCAAACGCCCAGGTCATGCGCGGTAATCAAACGAAGGTGGGCTAATGGATATTCTCTCTACGCTCTTTCAGCAGCAGAGCCGGAAAATAGGGATGATTGTCCCCAGTGTGGTTGTTTCTGAGAAGCATACCGACACGCTGGAGATAACAGAGCACCCTGTCGAGGTCGGGGCCGCTATCGCTGACCATGCCTACAAAAAACCGTCTGAAGTGGTGATGGAGGTCGGTTTCGCTGGTGGCGGATCGTTGCTGGATTTTGCCAGTAACCTGACGGCCACCAGTCTGCTCGGTCTGAGCCCCCAGCAGACGTATCAGGAGATACTCGACCTGCAGGCGAGCCGTATCCCTTTCGATGTGGTGACCGGCAAACGGCTGTACAGCAACATGCTGATCCGCGCGATGGAAGTGACGACAGACAAGACAACCGAAAACGTCCTGTCCGCCGTCCTCACCCTGAGGGAGGTTCTTATCTCGCAGACGCAGCAGATCACCGTCGCGGATAAAACCAACATGAAGGACGGGGCCAGCACGTCGGCGGTACTGAATACCGGCACCAAAACCACAAAGCCGCCAAATACCTCGCTGCTGAAAAGCATCACGGGTAACGCGGCGTCATTACTGGGGCTCGGCTAATGGCAATTCAGGAAATCCCGCTGACAGCGGATAACCAGCAATTCAGCATCATCCTGGCGGGGACCACCTGGCGGATTAGCATCACCTGGCGCGATCTGTACTGGATTATGGACCTGCAGAACGACAGAGGGGAGCCGGTAATCTCTGGTATTCCTCTCGTTACGGGCGCTGACCTGCTGGCGCAGTACGGCTATATGGGGCTCGGCTTTAAGCTGGTGGTGGTCTGTGACGACAGCACACAGGATTATCCGACGAAAACCGACCTGGGCGGCCGCAGTCATTTACTGGTATCAACGGAGTAAGCATGTCGCAGAACTGGATGAGACATTTCGAGCTGCAGCTCGTGGACGAGAACGGGCAGGGTATTGAGCTCAGCGATTTTAAAGTGACCTTTACGATCGACTGGTTCAACATCAGCAGCGCGTCCCGGGTGGGAACGTTCAAAATCTACAACCTCTCGGCAGATACGGTGAACCGCATCACCGGGCAGGAGTTTTCTAAGGTGCGGCTAATTGCCGGTTACGACGGTATCGCGCCGGAGGTATCGGCAAGCGACGTCGGGACCGTGCGGGAGGTTGACGCGGCGGACGTGGGCCAGAGTGATGGCCGGAACTACGGTCTGATTTTTAGCGGCGAAATTCGTTACTCGGTCACAGGAAAAGACAGCCCCATTGATTCCTACGTCCTGATTCAGGCAGCCGATACAGATCTGGCCTTTGCCACCAGCATAACCTCGCAGACGCTGGCGGCCGGTTATACGGTCGCAGACGTGAACCGCGCGCTGATGAAAGACTTCGAGGCCAAAGGCGCGACCGAAGGCCTGACGCCTGAAATGCCTGCTACCGTTTTTCCCCGGGGCAGGGTGCTGTTCGGCATGACACGGCATCTTATGGATAACGTGGCCGGGCAATGTGGCGCAACATGGCAGTTCGTGGACGGCCAGCGCCAGATGGTGGCGAATAACGAGTATGTTCACGACGCGATTGTGCTCAACAGCGCCACCGGGCTTATCGGCATGCCGCAGCAGACCATCGGCAACGGCGTGAACGTCCGTGCGCTGATAAACCCGAACATCCGGGTTAACGGACTCATTCAGCTGGATCAGGCTTCGGTATTCCGCACCGCACTGTCGAACAACGATATCGCGATGGCTGGGGGCCGCATCACCGACCAGAATACAGACGGCAATATCACGCTCAGCGGTACCACGGCGCAGCCTGCCAGCATCGCAACGGATGGCGTTTATATTGTGCGTGGGATTATGTACACTGGCGACACAAGGGGCCAAGCGTGGTATATGGATATGATGTGCGAAGCGCGTGGCGCGCAGGATATGCCATCGAGCACTGCATTGCAGAGGGGGTTATAGAAATGAAACGATGGATTTTTTCATTGCTGGCGTTAGCGTCTGTTGGCGCAAGTGCAAACACTATAACGATGCAATGTGGTAACTTTCGTATGGACGCGATCCCTGACTCATTGTTTAAAATCAATGGCGAAACCGTAACATCCCAAAAGGTTAAAATGTTGGGCAAAGACGGTACAGGCATGCAGATCAAAATGGGTCTAATGCCTGCTAAAGATGGCAACAACTATGGGTTTGAGTATATCCATCGCCCTGGTACCGAAACGCGTTTCCTGAACGTCCAACTGCTGCAGAACAGCATGGACGCGCCGAAAATCATCGGCTCTTTCCCGTGTAAGAAAGTGCCAGGTTGAAGTCCAATCCCTTTTGCATGGATGATTTTGTGCGAAACGGCTCAGCGGCATGAGCTTCGGATTGACTAAACTGTATACGCGAACATAAAATTCAACCAAAAGATAAGTAGCGAGCGTACTGTGGCAAGACCAAAACTGAAAGCGGAAGAGCGTTTTGACCAGTTGGTTAAGATAATCAATAGTGGTCAACCTCTTGATATTTGGACCTTTCGAGAGGTGGTTTCGGAATATGGCTCTAAGCATACTCCGCCTGCTGACACGCTTGTAGCTTTGGCTCATATTGCAAAAGGTGAGGTGAGTGTCGGGATAGAAATGCTTGAAGCTATCCTCCCACATGCTGACGTTAACTTTGCGCGGATTTTTTGTAAGCTGCTTGAGCGTTTTTCTCTACTCGAAAAATCGGACTACTACATCTATTCTTTAGCTGATAAGTATCCAACCAAGTGGTTTACTTACAGGGCTGGTGGCGTTGCATATTTGGTAGGGAAACTATCAAAATGCGTAGAATATTTTGGACGTCATTGCAAAATGTTATCCCAAGAAGAACATAGGGATGACGCAGAAGCCTTCTTGCAGGAGGTAATTCACGATATGGATGAAGCATACAAAAAGTCAGGTTGCTCTTCAGAACAATACATGCAAGTTGCTCTTGCTGTTCATAGAGTTATGGCTGAATTCCCGCCAACTGAATATCGTGCTGACATCAACGGTGCATCTGGTGGGACTTATCTGGTTGAGGTAGTCAATGCATCCCCTGAGCAGGTGGTTGCAATGAATATGCGACTTGCAGATGAAATTTGTTCAATCGATTTACTGGATGATTGCAATCTTATTGCACGTTTTTCCGTTGAAAGAAATAGCTTGAAAGGGTGTAAATATGCCTATAACTAGCTCTGAATTTTTATCTTCTGCGGAGCGTTGCTTTGCGGAAGATTCTGAGGTTGGTTATCGTAATACTATTTCGCGAGCATATTATGCGCTTTACCATGAAATAAAAGAGAATCTGACCAGTCTTCCTGCTTATACGAAGGATCATCATTCCAGCCTTATCTCTTATCTTAAAAATAAGAGTGAAAACAAACTGGAGCCATATGATCCATTAAGCCTAAAATCCATGGCTTACAAACTTGAGCAACAGAGATTGGCTCGAAATGAAGCTGATTATGACCTCACTAGCTGTGCAATTGATAAAGCAATGGCACAGCAATCTCTCTTAGAGGTTAAGACTATTTTTTCTCAGTGGGAAAAAATGAAGACTGACGAAGCTGTTTAAACTCATTCAGTGAATTAGCAAAACCCGCCACCCGGCGGGTTTTTTGCTTTCTGGAGCCTACCAAATGGCAGTATCTGACCAGACCCGAAGCGGCGACCTCGCCGAAACATTCAAATCTGAGCGGGACACAACAAAGAACCAGCTCCGAGTCGCTTTGCCTGGCATCGTTCAGTCATTCGACCATGACGCGGTTACGGCGGTTGTGCAGCCAGCTATTCGTTCGGTTGAAACGGATAACGACGGCAACCGCGTTACCAAAAATTACCCGCTGCTGGTGGATGTGCCGGTGATATTTCCACGCGGCGGCGGCTGCACGCTAACGTTCCCGGTGAAAGCCGGTGATGAATGCCTGGTGATTTTCGCCGATCGCTGCATCGATTTCTGGTGGCAGAACGGCGGGGTGCAGGAGCCTGTCGACGACCGGGTGCATGATTTATCGGATGCGTTCTGTATCGTCGGACCGCAGTCGCAGGCGCAGAAAATCAGCGGCATCAGCGGCAGCGCGGTTGAGCTGCGCAGCGACGATGGCAGAACCAAACTGAGCCTTAATCCTTCAAGTGGGGCTATAGCCGGTACCGCGCCGGGAGGGTTCAACCTGAACGGCCTGAAAATTCTGTCTGACGGCCGCCTGCAGCTGGTGGATGGCTCAATCGTTGATAAGCATACGCATGGCGGTGTGGAAAGCGGCGGCAGCAATACAAAACCTCTGGGAGGCTAATTATGCGATACCGACGTGAGGACGACGACGGCGATTACACTTTTGGCAGCGGCGATGATACCTGGCTGATTAACTCACCGGAGGCCGTCGCGCAGGCTGTAAAAACGCGATTCGAATTGTGGTATGGGCAGTGGTTTCTCGACACCACAGAGGGGACACCGTGGATTCAGTCCGTACTCGGTAAGCAGAAGCCGGAAACCTACAACCTGGCGATCCGTAAGCGCATCCTCGAAACGCGGGGCGTTAAATCCATTCTCTCTTTCAATACGACAGTGAATACGACGACGCGCCGCGTCCAGTTCTTCGCTGAAATCGACACTATATACGGAACAACGACAGTAACCAGCGAGGCATAAATGGCCCTCAATTTGGACACACTCGGCTTATCGGCAACGGTAACCGCTGAGGGGATCAGTGCGCCTGATTACCAGACGATACTCGATACCCTGACGAGCTATTTCCAGCAGATTTATGGCAGTGACGCTTATCTGGAGCCAGATAGCAAAGACGGCCAGATGGTGGCGCTGGTGGCTCTGGCTATTCACGATGCCAATAACACGGCCATTGCCGTTTACAACTGCTTCTCACCTGCTACGGGTTACGGCGCAGCGCTGACCAGTAACGTGAAAATTAACGGTATCGCGCGCAAAGGGGCGACGAACTCCACCGTGGATCTGCTGCTCACCGGCACAGCAGGGACAACTATCACGAACGGTACTGTGAAAGACACTAATAACGTGATCTGGCGTCTTCCTGCCTCGGTAGTGATTGGTGTTGACGGTACGGTGACGGCCACTGCCACCTGTTCAAACAGCGGCGCGGTCGCAGCGCTGGCGGGGACAATTACTACCATCAACACGCCGACCCGAGGCTGGACATCGGTAACCAACCCGGCAGCGGCCACCGTAGGCGCTCCGGCAGAAACCGACGCAGAGCTGCGCATCAGGCAGGGGCAGAGCGTTGCGCTGCCCTCTATCACACCGTTTGAAGGCGTCGACGGTGCGATTGCTAACGTTGCTGGCGTGACACGTCACAAGCTCTACGAGAATGATACTGGCGCTACCGATAGTAACGGGCTGCCGCCACACTCTATATCGGCCATCGTTGACGGCGGGGACGTGACCGACATTGCCCAGACTATCCGGGGTAATAAAGGGCAGGGAACCGCGACCTACGGGACAACTTCCGTCACGGTGCCGGATACCTACGGTAACCCGCATGTGATCAGCTTTTCGCGATCGACTGATATTCCGATTTACGGCCATATCACACTGAAAGCCTTTACGGGCTACACGTCGCAAATTGGCGTACAGATTCAGCAGGCCGTTGCGGATTACATCAACGGGCTGACGATCGGTGATTCTGTTCTGCTGAGCCGCATTTACTCCCCGGCTAACCTCGGCGTGGTCAGTGGTGGCAGCGCACGCTATTACGACATTCAGGAGCTGCTGATTGGCAAATCTGCCGGAACGGTAGCGGCGGCTAATATCAATATCGCCTACAACGAATCAGCGTCCTGTAAGCCTGAAAATATTGTTCTAACGGTGACGTCATGAGCAAGTACACAGACTTAATCACCAACTACCACGCCACCAGACCGAAATACTTTGATCACATCGACCTGAGCACCCGGCCGCTGATTGACATCACATCAGCCACCCGGGGGCTGGTTAGCGCGTTTGACATCGATACAGCTGTAGGCGTCCAGCTTGATACCCTCGGGCTCTGGATCGGACGCAGCCGTATAGTTAGCCAGCCGATAACGGGTGTTTATTTCAGCTGGGACACCGACGGGCTCGGATATGACCAGGGCGTCTGGCAAGGGCCGTATGATCCGGATTCAGGTTATACGTCGCTGAGCGATGACACCTACCGCATCATTCTGAAAGCAAAAATCGCTATCAACAACTGGGACGGCCGCAACGACTCACTGCCGCCCATCCTTGACGCTGCGACTGCAGGCTCTGGCCTGAAGATGCAGATCGTCGACAACCAGGACATGACGATTTCGGTCTGGGTATTCCCGGAGACTGATATTTCTGATGTGTCTCTCGAACTGATCGCCGCAATCAAACAGGGCTATCTCACCGTTAAAGCAGCTGGCGTATGGGCCGGTGATGTGGAAACGCCTTCGGTAGAAACACCGTCCGAGGGCTCAAAATTCTTTGGTTTTGATTTAGATAACGAATACATCGGCGGGTTCGATGTAGGAGCATGGGGGACTTTACTCTAATGGCAACAAATAACTTTAAAGCGTTCGCGCTTGATCCTAACGCTAATGTCACGCCACAGGCGAACTGGGAAGCACTCCCGGCTTTACTGTCTGGTTTTACCGCAGGGAAAGCGTCCAGTGCGCAGGTAAATAAAGCTCTGCGGCAGGCGACCACAATTGCCGCGCTGGTGGGGCAGTTTATTGCGAACTCTGGCGTGGACGCTCTCGATAATGCAGATGTTACCGGGCTGGTGACAAAATTCACAAACGCGCTTACCACAAACCTC